CCCGCTACCTGCGATTAGAACGAGAATGGGGATAATGGCTGTGAGTAACTTTTGTAATTTTTGAGCGGTTTCTGTGGCTCGCTCGATAACGTCCTGAGTTTCACCGTTCGATTCAATGAGCCTTTCGGTTGAACCGAGAAGATGGCTGTTGTTTAGAAGTCCGTCATCAGCCAGGTCTTTCGCAATATCTTCATGGCTTCGACCCGATTCTAATGCGCGCTTAATTGCCTCTTCGTTTCCGTTGCTCATCAAGTATCCTCCAGCCTATTGTTTTCCGGCATCGGAATTGTCGGGCTGTTGGTCTTGTCGTGGGAAAACTCATCTCCGCCATCAACAGGGGTCAGTCCAAGCAATTCTCTCGCCTCGTTTTGGTTCATGACTCCATCCCTGTATGAAAGTGTCGCTCTTTGGGTCTTTTCCATAGCACCTTCTTCCATGAGGGGTTTGAATGAAAATGTTGGTAAGTCCAAAGTGCTGTGTGGAACGCCCAATAATTCGAGGTGTTTAGTGAATAGGGATTTAACCGATTCCACCACAACCTTTTGGAGCCTCCTGATACTTTGGAATGACCAGATGTTTGCATTGTAAGAGGCAGCAAAGGTGGAGCCACGTTCTTGACCGGCGGCGACGCGGGGGACTTGCATAACCGCCGAAATATCGGCGTTGATGCTATCCATAAAGGCCGTATTGTCCGGAATGGTGTTATTCAAGTCAATGTGGTGCATTTCAACGTAGTGGGGCAGGATTGGCACTTGGTCGGCCCGTAGCCCTTCCAACAAAGTGCCGACTTGATTCACGATGTGGCTCAACCGTTCTTGTTGTTCGGCAGGGTCTTGGATATGTTCAACAGCGTCCTTACCGATGGTGATAAACTGCTTTGTGAGGGAATCCTCAAGAGCAATTCGGTTGTTTAGTGAGTTGTATTTGGCTCGGATGGCTTGTTTCAGGCTCGTAAAGCGAGAAGCACCCCAAACACCGTATGAATGTCTGTTCATTCTATCCACGAACCAATTGCTGCGATAATCAATGCGGAGATGCCATATCTCGTCTCTCGACCAAGACTGTTGGTTGAAGTTTTGCTCTCTAAGCACATAAACGAGGGGGTCAATGATTGGGTTTTGTTCATCTGCAACGCTGGGTTTAATCATGTGCGCTCCATCTGATTCAAGATACGCTCTTCCTCTTTCATCAACGATGCTCATTTGTTTGATGGGGAGGGATTGAAGGTCAGTGATTCCAACACCTGTTCTTCCAACGATTTTATTTATGCTGTTGCCATAAACCATCAAATCACGCATGGAACTGATGAGAACATCGTCAAAGTCCAGGGATTCGACCAATTCTTGTATAGCGCGGCGGATTTTCCTGTTCCTTCCGGTTGAGTAGTCAATTTCCCAACTGTTTGCGGACAGGCTGATTGCCCTAACTGCACCATTTAGTTCAGGGTCGAGTTTCAACATATCATCGAAGAGGTCGAAGTCATTATCGTATGAGTTGGTTGTCCGAAGCACGTTTGTTTCCTTCACTATGTCGGAAATACCAGCAATCTTCGCCAATCCTCCTTCAACTGTTGCTCCCTTGATGTTTAGAACAGTCTCTTCTTCAATCTCTTTACCTTCTTCCTTCGCAAACCAATCTCGCCAAGCCATTATAGACCACCTCCGCTAATTATGAAGAGGAATAGGCCGAATAGACCCACTCCACCTGTAACTTTAGCAATTTGATGGTTGATGTAGCGGTTGAGTTGTCCTACTGGTCCATTTTTGAGGTCAGACACGTCCTCGTGCATATCACTCATCTTTTCTTCCAGATTCTCTAACTTGTTCGTGTGTTCCGACAGTTGGAGGCCATTGTTCACCGTTTGCTCCGAAATTAGGTCTAATCTCGCCGTCAGCAGCGCTTCGAGCTCCTTTTTCATGGCTTTTGCCCCGTTTTAAGTGATTCTGAGCGCGCCTTTTCAACCTTTTCCAACCTAACCGCCCCAGCACTAACCAGAAGAACAATTCCAAAAAGCACAAAACGGCAGAAGTTTCTTTCCAGCCTGGCACATAGTAGCAAAAGTCTCCGTAACAAACATCAAAGGCTTCGCCGCCCATAACTTCTTGCAGGACCTCATCAAACTTGAACCCATCCACCATTTTCTCTTCTCAGACCCAATAGAGGCTGTATTGCGTTTAGAGTTTTCTTTCAATTGTTTCAAATCCAGCCTAAACGAAATAATCACAGCACGGCTCAGGGGGGCCGTTAATTATGTCAATTCCCTATGGGGTATTTTTCTCTATTATCTTGTATTACGATAGAAACCCCCTATGTGAATTGAAGGAATTGCGCTATCTCCTCCGCTGTGCTGCCCATATTTCTTTCTATTGCTGAATTACAAATTGAAAATAATTCAATTACCTGCCGGTTGTTTAATAAAGGGGTGGCAGCATGGAGTATACAATGGAAGAAGGGCGTAAGGGGCTATCTGACGACGTAAGGCAAGCAATTGAAGAAAATATCGACCTCTGGGTTGGTTCTGCTGCGGCATTCGCTCGCGAGTTAAATAGCATATACCCAAACCGTTCACTATCTTCTTGGAATACAGCGATTTGGAGATACAAGAAGTTTTATTCCATCGAAGACCGACCTGAACAACCTGTTGAAGAAGGTGGAGAAGACTATGTGTTTGAACAGGCATACTTCTATTCACCCGAAAAGGACTGTTACATCACATTCTTGAGAACCGCTGGTCAAAACATCATGGTCCCTGGTGATACTCACAGGGAAATGAAGGAGGCTTATTCAAATATGGTTGGGGATGCAGCCTCAATGAACCAAATGGCCAGGAGATTCAACATTCCTCGAAATTGGTTCGATGAATACAAGAGGATTCACGGATGGACTCATGATATGGACCCATTCACCGATGAAGAGGTGCTTGAAAGGGACCCTGAAGAACTCGTCAATGATATGTTGTTGAGGAACAGGCGAATCTTGCATCAAAAGTTTGAAAATCAAAAGTGGGCTTCTATCGAAAAGGATGCTGCAAAGTATCGTGAATTGGAGTATATTTTGCTCGATGATTTCAGGAAAATGGTCGCACAGCAAAAACAAGCCCAGCCCAACCGTTTAATAATTAACGAATCAAAGGCTCCTTATGCGCTCGTAGTATCTGCTACTGATTTCCATTGGGGTAAATACGGCTGGGAAGATGAAACGGGTGAAGGTTACTCGTTTGAAGAAGCGAAATTAAGGCTCTTGGAAAAGACGGAAGAACTGATTATGCGTTTGCCTGGAAGACCTGAAAAAATCATCTTGGCAACAGGTTCAGATTGGTTCCACATTGATAACGACCTCGGACAAACAACAAAGGGCACTCAACAAGATATGGCAGGCTCCCCCGCACAAATACTGATGAGTGGTTGTGAATTGGCGAAGGAACATATCGAATTACTCAGACAAGTGGCTCCTGTTGAAGTCTTCTTCATGGCTGGGAACCACGACCGACATAGCACTCTTGCTCTCATGATGTATCTTAGTGCCTCTTTTGAAAACACTGAAGATGTAACAGTCGAAGTATGTCCCAAAATCAGACAATACACTCAATATGGGAACACCATTGTTGGTTTCACTCATGGTGACACGAAGGCTCTCAAGAACCTCCATGAAATCATGGCTGTTGAATGTCGGGAACTGTGGGGTCAAACTGAACATAGAGTCTGGTTTCACGGACACTTCCACCACAGGAAGAGTGAAGAACGGTCTGGTTCAATCATTATTCAATTGCCGAGCCTGGCAGGTGAAGACCGATACCACCACCGACACGGATATGTGGGGAATCAGGCTGGATTAGCGGCTCACTTCATAGACTACGAAAAGGGTCTAATCGGCTCATTATTTGCTCCGGTGTGATATGATGTTTGTTGGGCCTGTAAGATGTATCAATTGCGGCTGGTATGCAAAACTCATCCAAAGAAATAAGGTAACAGAACCCTGTCCTTATTGTGGAATCCCAGGAGGTTTGAAACCATGTTAGGTGGCTTCCACATGGAACGCTCAAAGAGGGACATTCAGTATTTCACTGAATGGCTCGGTTACACATGGGGGAATCACATTGGCGATTGGATGGAAATGTATGGGGACAGGAAGGGGGCGCAGGTCCACCGCGTTTGCATTATTGCTCCTCGTGACCATTCAAAGTCCACTACTCTAAGAGTGAAATTGTTGCATTTGGCTCTTTTTGAAAAGTGGCGTGGCAAGCCCTTTACCTGTTGGTTGTTTTCTGCGAGCAAGGATTTGGCTGCTCGTCGTCTTGAAGAAATCAAAGATGATATGAGGCGTCACCCTGAATTGAGGAAGTTTATTCACCCTCGAAGAGGGACAAAATTGGAATTGCGTCTCACAAACGGCGCTGTCATCCGTGCTACGGGTGTTGGGGCTGCTATTCGTGGTGAACACCCTGCTTGTATCGCATTTGACGATGTGTTAGATGATATGGGAGATATGAACTTTGAGACTATTCAGCATTGGTTCCGAAAGAAAATTACTCCAATGTTGAGCCCAGAAACCTGTTTGTTCGTTGTGGGAACGCCAATGAGCATGAATGACCTCTATCACACAGAAATGCTGGCAAATGAAGCCTGGAAAACAGGTGTTTGGTCAGCAATTCCGAATTGGGATGAACACCGCTCAGACCCTGAAATACAACTCGAATGCCTTTGGCCGGAACACCGCTCATTGGCTTTCTTGTTGGAACAGAAAGTTGCTATGGGAGATTTATCATTCACCCAGGAATACCTGTGCAAAGTAGTGGACGATGAGGCTTCAGCATTCAAGAGGGAACACACCAGAAAAAACCTGCAAATGGAAAAGGTGCTGGGAATCACTAATGATGAAGAAGGCAGGTATGTCATTGGCTTTGACCCCTCACATGGTCTTGAAAAAGACTACTCAGTTATGGTTGTGTTAAGACAGGATTCAGACGGTAACATTCACTTTGTCAATATGTGGCGGCGGAATGACTTCCCCCCAGATAAACAGTGTATGATGATAGGGGAATGGGCTGCAAAATACGGCAAATGTCCTGTTGCTGCTGAAGAAGTGGGATTCCAAAGACTCTATGAAACCATCATGCAACGAATGGGTCTGGTGGTGGATTACAGGCCATCGAAGGTCAGTAACAAGGGACTAAAACAGGCTCTCCTTAATCGGGTCCGAGTGTGGTTTGAACAGGGGAAGGTTCACTTCCCATACGGAGATGTTGAGACTCGAAAGATGGTGAACATTGTCCTGGACGAGTTGGAATGTCACGTTTGGAAGGGAGGAGAAATTGTTGATGTTGGGCGACACAATGACACTACTATGGCTCTTGCTCATGCAATAGACCAATTCGGAAGTCTGATTCCTGGGACACCTGTGTTTACTGGTTCAGTGCAAAAAGGAGATTGGTTGGGTGGGACGCAAAGACCCTCACAAAACAGACCTGGTAAATACAGGGGGTTGGATTTGTGAAAAGCAGGGACAGGGGAAAATTGGGTTATTCGAGGCCATTGGCTTTGTTGAGGTGCTGTAATGAATGCGGCTACACTTCCACCATGCGAGGCACTACTCACAAGGTTTGGAGTAAAGAACTGCAAAGAAATGTTTACTGCGGCTATATGAGGATAGTAAGGGTGAGGGCCGAAGGCGAATGCGGGGGGGAGGGGAAGAAACCGCCCCGACCCTCAGATTAACGGATGTGTTCAGGGGTTATAAGCGTAACGCTTCTCAAAAAAATTTCTCAAAAAAACAGCGTGTCTGTGGGCGTGCAACAAGACCGTATTGTTAATAATTTTTGGGAAATCCTAACAAATCGTGAAAAAGTGCGTTTCCTGCCAGGAATCGACGATTTTGGGCATCAATAGTCTTAAGTAGTAACGGTGCTAGGGTAGTATTGTCCCCGACGGCGGGGACCTAGGACCTACGGTAACGTGGGGGGGCGCATAGTATGACTATGTGTTTGTGTGCGAAAGCACCCAAAAAGGATAGACGAATGTCCGTCATGCCTAAGTTCCATAATACGAATCAACCCTAATGATGGGCAACGTCGATTGCCCGTCATAGAATTATCAATGAATGACCAACCACCCAAAAAGTGCGGTGGAAGTGGGGGTCCCGACCTTCACCAAATCGCACCGGATGAATATGCTACCGATTTGAAACGATGCGGGATAGCGGTAGGTCATCGACCGACACATGGATATGGTGATACGAACATGGCTAAGAAGGGAACTTCATGGCGTGATTTGGGTTCATCGGTTCAAGTGGACGGTGGGAAGGGTGGAAGCCGTGTAGCCGGTTCCGAACATGACGCGCGCCGTGCGGTGCGCCGACCGTTGGATGTGGCAAAGCGACTTTTGACCTTGAAGTGGGCGCGCGATGACCCCAATATCATGCGCACCCAATGGAACGTCTTGGACGCCGCTATGGAAGCATACCAAGCGGTATTAGACAACCCGAACTATGTAGGCAAAGGAATGTCCGACGCAAACCTAGCCAAGATGGTAACGGAAGTCAAGACCACGATGGCCAACCTTCAATCCCACTTCGACGCTTGAATCGGTGAACACTTGAATCATTGACGGATACAATGGCCGCCGGACAACGGCGCGCACGGACGGACCCCACCTATGGCGGTGTGTGAACGCAACGGACAAATGACTAGCAATCAACGGGCGCGGTGCCTACGGGATACCCCCGCCGGATAGCGACAACCGCCGAAAGGGGCGCGTAACCCAAACATCAACCCACGACCGACGGGGGGGCGTGGATGTGGGAATTAACCCTACGGGTAGCAATACAACGGGGGCCGGTGCTAATCCAACCGGTCCCCACCAATCATCACCCACCCCACGACCACCTACGAACGTATCCATCTTCGGATGGGCCGTGACGGTGGTGCGTGGACTTACACTTTCCTTATCCAATTCATCAATGCGATAGTCGGGGGTGGTAGCGCACGGAACGCCACCCCCGCATCTTCGATTCATACGGCACAATACGCCGCATTAGGTCCGAAAGGGACCGAACGACATTGGGGGGTGAACACAATGCAAACGGGGGGCTTCTTGAATCCAGGCGGCCCCCCAAACCCCCTTACGATTCATGGGAACAAACAATGAACCCGCCGCACGACGCGCCATGCCGTGCGGTTGTGGTATGAACGCGGCCCCTTACGGATTGGTGACAATCAATGCGGTGGTCGTGAATGGCGAATACGAAATGCGGATTTCCCGTCCGCGCAATTTGGTCATATCGAACGGCCGTGAAGTGGGTGGTCCGAATGATGAACCCGCTTGCGTTGCGAAGGGGGATGTGTGGTGCGGCACTTGCGGGGGCTTCATCAACGGGGTGATGGTGTGACTATCACATGGGGGGCGCAAGCCCCCCACCCATCCTATTCTTACAACCAGGTTTTGGTTGCCATAACCGCTTCGGGCGGCGACAAATCCCAAAGGGGGTGATAACTAATGGGACGAATGAAAACAACAAAGCGGGGTGGCCGATTGTTGAATGCTTTGGCAAACGACGATTGGGACACGGCATCAAACATCGTGGAAGATTGGGTCATGGACTTCAACCTTCACTTTACGGGTGAAGGACGAAGCGCACACGCGGGCTATCCATACGTGAACATGGAAGGCTACGATTGGGTCAATTGCGAAGACGGTTGGTATGCGCTTGATGCGTGGCTTGCTTGCATCGTATGGACAATGAACGAAGACGATGTGGTGCTTGCGTGGTTCAAGGTGACACAACAATACACCAAGATGCTAACGGACACCTTTGATTGGCACACGAAGCATCAACGACCGCAATATCGCGGACGATTGGGTGCTTGACTACAAACATGATTGGGGCGGGGCTTCGGCCCCGTTCCTTTCTTTTTTTTACGCCTGGAATAACCAGGAGCAGCAGCCTCAGCAGCAGGAGGCTGGGGAGATATCTGTAGGAGATTTCAGACCGAAAAAATGAGGCAGAAATCCAGGCTCAGCAGCAGGAGCAAGGAGATTCAGCAGAAGGAGACTCAACAGCAGCAGAAGGAGACTGAAAATTAGCAAAACTGGCCCAGGCTCCAGCCTCCCAGACTCGAGACTGTAATGGGAAAATAGCATTCAGCCTCGAGGCTCCCGAACTGAGAAAAATGGGAGAAGAAGAGGGGTCCAACCCCGTAGGCCCCCAGGCCCCCTCAACTTCTCGCCTTGAGAATCACTGTCGTGCCTGATTCATGGCTGGTCGCTCAGATACTGACATTGAGTAGTATGCTGTGCAACACTTACCTGAACAAAACGAACTGGGACTCTTTTTGCTGCTGTTAGGCAACGGCTTAAAACAGATAATACACTTAACTGGTCCGTTCATCCTCATACCCCGCTTTGCTCAAAATCCCTGGTGTCGTGCAATCTTCGTGCTCTGACCATAGGTTCATCAGTTCTCCGAAGGACAACGCGCACAATGCTGCTCGGTTGCCCAAGTCTGCGTGTAAGTAAGCAGCAGCACCTGCGCTCAGGAGAGCGCGAAGGTTGTTGCTGAAACCGCCACCAGGCTGGTCATTCATCATGGCTCGTAGTCGAGCCTCGGCTTCTATTTTTTCCATCATGAGTTTTACCTCGATTTAAGGAAGGGGGTGGGGGTATTTATAGATGCCGCAGAAATCAGCTTAGGCAGCTTAGTCCGCTTATTCATCCATTCAGCCAGGAGAATCGAGGCTGGAGCCAGGAAAATGGGAAAGAGTCTCCCCCAGAAGATGGTCCCGAATGGGGACGCAGAAATCAGACGTCTGCGTATGAGACCCAGGCCGAACGAGACAAGCAAAGTTCAGACCAGACAAAAGTGCGTTGCCAGGGCTTCTTTGCAGACTCATTCAGGATAACCTGGTCAATGCAAGACAGAACATACTGCGCGTTGTAGGTGTCGGGGTGAGATTCAGTTTCCCCCAGACCAGCGATTGGCACATGGTCGCCATTCTCAGCAGCAGCAGTGTTTATCACCTTGCAGACAGTCTCCAGAACTTGTGTGTTCAATTTCACGAGATTTACCTCCAATACTAAGGAAGGGGTATTTGCTTATAGTCTTAACCCAGGCATCAGCTTAGGGGCCTAAGTGCGTCAGGCTCACAAAAGGCGACAGCCCCCAGGCTGGATAATCCCCAACCCAGGGGAGATAGGCTAAAGAGCCTAAGGAGCCGGTGCAGACCAAAAGAAGACAGGCGTCAGACGAAGAGAATCCAGGTCAGCCCAGGTGGCGAAGGCAGGACAATTGAAATTGTCATCAGCGCCATTCAGCGGCAGGAAAATCTGGTGCATTTCTTGGTCATTCAGTTCAGCGAAGTATTGAGTCGCTATCCAGAAAGAGCCGTGACCAGGCGCGAAGTGTTTTCGCGCACGTTCAGATTCAGGCGTCCAGTTTCGCATAACCAGGAGACTTCCAGGTCGAGGCCAAAGAGGCGCATTAACACCAGGGAAGTGGTCCCAGTGTATATCGAATGCAGGGAAATCAGGTTCCCCCAGATGGTTCATGCAGTTCTTCCAGCCTTCAGACCGTGCCAGGTCAGCGAGTGCAGATTTGTCCTTGTCAGACATTACGAGTTTTAGCAGTTTTTCACCCCAATAATAGCCAGGACGTATTTGCTTATAGTCTTAACGCAGCAATGAGCTTAGGCAGCTAAGCGTGATATTTGACCAGGGCTTCGAGGCTGAATGCCCCCATCTGGGGGAAAGAGGAATTCTCAACTGCTCGGCCCGAACTCACACATCAGGCATGAGCACATACCGATTGGGTCATACGCTGAAGGTCTGCACATATTGTGAACTCGACAATACTCGTTGATTAGTGTCTCGACTGCAACCCTCTTATCAGTTGTAAACTCATCCAGGCGTTCCTCAAGAAAAATGACCGCTCGAACGCAATTCGCCTCCGTAGGCTCAACGTCTTCTGGTTCAATGCACTTCTCGCACATCTCAAACATCCCTCGCCAGATATATTCTGTTGAAGCCATTCACGCTGTCGCTCAAAGCCTGATACATACCGTCGCTCCAAAAGCTGTCAATGCAATAGCTGAAGCCGAACTCGTCAAAGTCGTTCGCTGATATCTCCATCCACACGTATATCTCGTATCTGCCTGCTACATCTCGGTCTCCGAAGCCTGCGTCGAAGAACAAACTGCTGTTTGCTCCGTGCCACTCGCCTTCTGTGTCCCAGATTCTGTCATGCTGTCCCTGGTCTTGCTGCTTTTCCTGTTTCTCCATGAAGTTATTTCACCTCAATATACGGAGATGGGCCTATCTATATTAAGGTGCCGCAGCAACCAGCTTAGGGAGCTAAGTGTGATTCTGAAGCGAATGCTCAAATCCAGGCTGGAGCCACAAGGTTTGCCAGGAAAAGAGCAAGAAAGCTCCGCCTGGTTGAGCGGCCCCCTTACGGGGGGGAGACTGTAATGGTTATCAGCGGTCGCGCCCTTGAGCTGAACCTGATGCTCGATTCCAACCGTATGATTCAGCCAGCAAGGCTGCTTCGTAGTCGGGAGAACCAGTGAAGCCCTGGTAGGTGGTGGAACCTGGAATACCAGGCACCTTCACGACCAGACTGAACTTTTGTCGAGTGGTTCGCTGGAGTTTCATCCCCACAACACACGAGCCATCAGCGTCACAAAACCGGTAATATGCTGCTGCCATCAGCGACCACCAGGCCACATGATACGGAGCATCCGGTAGTTCGCCATGAGCACTCGTCGGTTCATTTCGTTTGCAGCAGCAATGAGCATCCGAGTGGATACCATCACCGCTCGACCACAAAACAGCTGGTCAGCGAGGTCGCCCGAGTAGTGTTCGCTCGTCCCCGCTTGCTGCTGTTGTAGTTCAGCCATTTCCATTACAGAGTCTTCAAGAGCCGTGAGCATGGTTTCATGCAGCTCTTCCAGAGTCTGTTCATTCACATTTTTTTCCATGAGATTTTACCCTCAGTATGTCATAGGGGTTTTAGTATATCAATGTAACCCAGGCGCGAGCTTAGGGAGCTAAGCTGACCAGGTATATGCAGTCGCGCGCAGCCTCTTGAGCTTAGGGAGCTTAGCTGGGCTCAAGGAGATTCTGTGAGCAGACCAGGCTCCAGACTCGGGAGATGTCTCAAAGAGGAGGTGGTGCAGAAGACTGTGCAGGTAAGAGGCTGGGGCAGAAATGAGATGCTCTTTTCCCAGGAAAAAGAGATGCTGCTATAAGAGAACCTGGCTCACCAGGTCCCCAGGCTACCTGCTCACACTCGAGGAAAATCTGCTGTGTCTGACAGACTGAGCGTCATCGCTCAGCCTGAAAAAAAGTTAAAAAGAGGAGAGCCTGAGCCAGCCGACGGTGGGACGCCGAGGCTGACTCAGAACTCAGGAGTTCTGAAAAAAGCCCCCCAGGGGCAGCGAACCGCCCCTGAGGGACCTGTGTGTTATCTGGAGTTGGTTGGAGGCAGGAGCCTCCCAGCCGAATTGTCATCTCAGGAAATCAGGCATTTGCATCATCTGTGGTGGTTACCTCAGCCTTTGCGTCAGCCTTCTTCTGAGCACCCTTCTTCTGTGCCTTCTTGGCTGCTGCCTTGCTGGGCTTTTTCGCAGGTGTTGCGAGTTCCAGCAGACGAGCCTTTAGGTCAGTGGAGCGAGCCGTGCGCTTTGCGAGTGCAGTGAGCGAGCGACCCTCCAGGTTCCCAGAGAGTTCCTCATCAACGACGGACAGGTGGGTGAGGGCGAGGCCAAGAGATTTGGCAGCCTTCTCCGAGACCTTGAGGTCAGGGTATTGTCCATTGACGAGTGCTTCAGCAGTCTGAGCAACGCGGTTTACAGTGTTGCGAGCCTGTTCCTGAATAGTCTGGTTCTTCATGCAGATTCCTCCTGGGACCTCATCGCGTCGAAGTGAGAACGACTGCTGGCCCCGCCACAGACAGTCCTCCGCAGGGCCACCTGAACTACGAGAACAGACATCGCGTCCGCCTTCAGGAGTTTTCCGCCCATGATTATAGCAGGTCGGGCTTTGCTTATAGTCTTGCCGGAGCAACCAGCGTAGCGAGCGTAGCCAGCCTACCATCTCACCTGGGAAACCAGGGCCTGTTTTTACAAAAAGGCAGATAGGAGACTGATTCGGGAAAAGAGGGTCCCAGATAAACAGGCCCCAAAATAACAGACCTGGTTTTAAGTGCCTGTTCCAGGCTAACGAGCCAGGTGTCGGCCTGTGGCTGTTCTATTTTTGGGCAGGACCTGTCACTATATGGGAAAGAGATAGGCTGGTTTGCTCAGGCAGAATCTGCGCAGAAGCCCCTGCGGCATCTATAATAAGGTGGGCGATATTCCAGATACATGACCCGAAAGAACGGCCTGCTACACGCGCACCTTGTCCGCCTCGGCCTGCGGAATCCAAGTGCGCCTGCACCTGTTACGCCTATACGTGCGCGTAGCATTACTGATAGTGATTCGCCGGACACGACAGGAACAGGTTCCCCGAACCGTTCAGTGCCTGTCCCTTCTGAAACGGAGGACTACTGATGCCAGAAAAGCGAGGCCATCAGAAAGCCCTGCAAGTCTGGTGTCCTGATTGTGGGGCCAGATTCAGACTCAACAGAATGCCCAGGCGCTGTCAATGGTGTCATTCTGAGAACCTCGAAAGTAAACCCTGGAACGGCTGGTGGCTGTTCCCTTACCGCACTGTCAGGCAACCTGACGGAACACTCCTGCAGAAACCTCTTGGAAAGGGGCCTGTTACATGAGAAAAGGAGGAATATGAGAAATGACAATGGAAGAGGATGATTGGGAAGCAGTTGAATACTGCATCGGAGAAATCAGCACACACGCTGAGATGAAGAGGATGTATGCCTTGCTGAAGGCTCACTCCAACCGTATGGCTCAGCAGATGAAATACAATCTGCAAGTGGGTCAGACAGTGAGTTTTGTCTCGCGCGGAGGCAACACTGTCACAGGTGTGCTGACGAAGAAAATGCAGAAGAAGGCTCATGTTGAGGTTGGTCTGACCACCTGGACTGTGCCGATGCAGATGCTGACGATTGAGGGTGATGAGGATGCTGGAACAGTATGAGTATGTGAACGACGTTCAGTCTGCTGTCGCAACAGTCCGCAGGGTCTGTCGTGAACGGGGTGAGAAGCCTCAGATGAACGTGTCAACAGGCTGGATGGAATATGTGCAGATTGAGGTGTCGCTCAAGCAGATGGAAGAAGTTCTTCTCAAAGCAGCAAACCAGAACCGTGAGTATGAGAAATATGAGTGGGTTGTTGATGGCTCAATGAAGAGCAAGGTCACAGTTCAGGTCTGGAACTTTGGTGTTACTGTTCGCTGTTCTCGAGACTACGAGCGAATTGAGGAGGATGAAGAGGAATGAGCGAAAACTACCATTTCAGATTCCAGCAATGCTGTATCTTGAGAAGTGCTGAACCTATCGTTCACCTGTCCTGGAAGTTCTGCCCTCAATGTGGAGAACAACTGAAACTCAAGAAGTGCAAAGTCTGCAAAGAGCAAAACTGCCTTGACTGTGGCGAGTGCGCCTGTTCAGGCTGTGACCCCAAGTGCGACTCAGGAGGACTGTTCTCATGAGCGCTGATTGGAGTTTCACCATTGAAGACAGATGCCTCATCTTCTATTCAGGTATGTGCAGTCGTCCTGATTGCAGCAATTGCACCAAACAGGAGGGACAGGCATGAACATAACAGAAGCAGCAGATTGGGCGACCGAGTTCATTCTGGACCAGGCACATGGTCGTTCAGAACCTTTCGATGCTGACAGTCATGAATATCTCAAAAGAAAAATCAGTCCCAGGTTGAGGCTCGATTTCGGAATTGACAGGTGGAGTTTTACCAGAAGTCAGGCCGAGAGAGAACGCTCAGGCAGACACTACTTCAACATCGTCTGGAAAGAGGTCTGCATCCGTTTGCGAGCAAGAGGCATGATGACCCCTGCAACTCAAAGAGGCTGGTGTCCGGAGAAATGCTCGAATCACAGGACAATCAACCACTTCTTCCTCAGATTCCCAAAGCAGAAGCAGGATGCAGAATACAGAACTCAGTGCGGACAGTGGGACCTGTCTTGCTCAAACATAGATTGCTTCTGGACGAGCAACATCGAAGACCATGATGAGGCTGAGATTGAATACATATTCCTGGGAACAGGCGTTACTGCCTATGACCCATTACTGAAGGAGGACAAAGAATGAGCAGAAGATTATGTCTGGCGGACTGTATAGCAGAACAGGTATTCGGCACTTATCAGGGAAACAACCCCTGTCTGATTGCTGGATGCACTCATTGTTGTGCAGATTGCTGTGGCTGTAAAGTGAGGAATTGAAATGACAGTTAAAGTGAGAGAGTGGTGGCCTGGAAGAGAAGAGTGGGTGGAGATGGAGTTCCGCTCATGGAAGCAATTCGCAGAATACCTGATGAATGAGATTGATGAGGATATAACTGAACGGAAGTTCCAGACCCTCAAAAGAGGAACGCTGGAACACAACGGGCAGACGCTGAAGGGCTGGATGTGGAGGGGTGTAAATGACTGATGAGCCTAAACTGCATCAGAACGGTAGCGTCCACATCTCCCTCGGAATGGAGTGTGGCTCATGCTGGGAACGGAACGAGGACGGAGCAAAAACAGGTGCGCGACAACCCCTGCTTCTGGATTATTCAGAATCAGCAGGTTGCGGTCCATGCGAGCCAGATATTGTCTCCTGCCCTCAATGTGGCTTCTATGTCAGGTTTGCCTCATTCGATGACACAAAGACTCTGGATATGCTCGATGAGGAAAACCCCTCCGAGGATGAGTGGGATTACAGGCCTTTGTCCGCAAAACAGGCCGAGAACTTTTCTCGCCTGCACCTCCTGTTGAATACTAACTCTATCTGGAAAGGACCACTCATTCTGATTGAACAGAACGCCGAGGTATCTGAACCTATTGATTGGGAGGCGGTCTGATGGCTCAATTCCAGGGAAGTCTGAATCCAGGTAAATGTCTTGTTGAGGGATGCTCCCACGACAGGGCGCAGGGGATGAGAATGCCCTCGCCTCATGGTAACTTTGTCTCCTGTGGCTGGCCTATCTATGGTCTGTGCAGGGACCACCTCGATGAGGCTGTAATTATGTTCCTGCAGATGGATAAAAGAGGCCTGGCTGACGTTGAAAACCTCATTTCCGAATTGGAGGGAATCTGATGACTCGCGTTAAGAGATTGAGAAAGCCTGACATAACTTGGGATGGGAGGGTCTGTTGTCCCTCTTGTGGTCATCAGATGAGTGCCAGGGAACATACTGCTACCGGAAAGAGGCTCAAGACATATACAGGCTTCAGATGCTACATGGCGAACTGTGAGGACAACCTGGAATACAGGGTCACTCTTCGAGATTTGGCTAAACTACGAGGTGCCTGATTATGGCGAAGCGCAGAAGCAGGGAAGAGCGACTCGCTGATTTTTCTTACGTTCGCTGGGGAGTGAATCGAGTTAATTCTCTTTTCAAAAATGGTCACAAAACTGAGGCTCGCCTGGTTGCCTCCTTTACTCAAAACTTCAAAGAGGAATACCCCTCCGAGTGGGAGGAAATCCTCATCCACATCAAAGAGGTGATAGAATGAGATTCATAATGAGTATCAGCGTCTTTGAATGTGAGGCGTGTGGAAGTCTGGAGATAAAATACTGCAACTTCAATGAGATGCACTACTGTGATTGCGGCAGGGTCTGTTATCAATCCCCCATGCCTGTCAGTATTGAGGTGGTTGTTTGAAAGCCTGGCCTCATTGTTTCTTTTGCGAGGGCGAGGCCTGGGTTTTGGTCATAGTGCCTGTTGCTGCTGAAGTGGTGTGTGAGATTGTTGCCTGTTCTTACTGTGCAGAAAAACAGCCCGAAAATGGGTTGGGACAGGAGGTTTCCTAAAATGAGGGAAGCGTCGCCGCGAGCGCACTATCAGCGCAGAAACGCAGCACAGAAGCCCCTGCGGCACATTGATATACTAAAGCCATTATTGAGGTTTGAAGGGCGGGAATGAAAATGACTGAACGAAGAATGTATCTGGTAATTAGCCGACGAGATTTACTGTCGTTGCTGGAACTGTGTGGTGATTCAAACGGGCCAGCAACTACTGTTATCCTTGACTTAGAGGCTCAAATTGACTACCCAAACCAACTGCAGTTCAATGAATATGGGCAGGGTGGACAGCAGGGCAGAAGTGAAATGCGAGCCACTAACGCGAGCAAAAACGCTGAAAACCTGAAAGTGATTGATGTAACAGAACCGGAGGTGGGCTGATGGTATCTCAACTGTTTAGAGTGAAACTGTCACGTTGCACTTGCCCTGAAGAGGAACCAGGCAAAGTCTGGCACTACATGGGCGGCTCATCTGGAAACGGTGTCTATGGAAATCTGCTGTGTGGAGGTTGTGGATGCACAGGTTATATCAGAACAAGCATTCCTCGTGAGCATGAACAGGAAGACTGTGACCTGGAGGTGGCTGTAATTGAACCCTGAACTTTCTATGCCTGGCTTCTGCTATGCAATCTGTCATGTGCGACTCAAAACAGCCACAATCGTCGGTCTGCAACATGGTGTATCAGGTTATTGGCCTCTTGAGGAATATCAGGAAATGCCAATTGATGAGGCCAAAGCCAAGCGAGATGAACTCAATGAGCGTCTGAATGTAACTAAGATGGTTGCAGACTGTATGCACGTTGGCTCAATGTTCGGCTGGGATGTTCCAGGAGCAAACCCTCGCTTCGTTATGGAGAACTTCCCCTCAAAATCTGATTCAAAAGACGACCTCAAATGGCTCGACTACGGCCCCTCATTGGAGGTGGATTGGTAATGCTGATTGAGTGTCCGAACTGTGGAAGAACTGCTTATCTGATTATCAACGAGGTCGATGGTTCCATCAGTGGGACCTGTCCTTGTTCTGAATGGACTGATGGAGTGTGAGCCTGTGGCGAAATTGAAAATACGACTCGAGAATGAAATCTGGGTTTTTGAAGAATACGAGGTGGCCTGAATGAGTAAAAGTAACGTCGAAGTTCCAGATTTGGCTCGACCAGACATCTGGGTGTTTGTCACACAAATAGAGGAAGAGTGCCAGGAGTGCAAAAACGAAAGAGATATGCCTGGAAGGGCTGTCTATCAATGCACAGGCTGTGGTTATACCTTCTGCATTGACAGTTCAGATGAAGGGCGAATCGCAGAACAGGAATATGCTTGTCCTGAATGCCAGGGGGCTGATTACTGATGACCTATCCTACTCCAACTCACTGTCCTTGTTGTGGCAGACCTTATGCTCTTTGCGGCTGTTATATTAAACTCACAAGAGAAGGAGAAGACCTCATGTTTTCCTATGTCTGCGAAGGAGAAGAACTCACGCCGGAGGATGAGGAAGAATGAGTGACCCAAACGAGCCTGACCATCGCGCTATCATGAGAGAGTTCCTGGAAAGCCTCGAGTGTCCTGATGCTAAAGAAGAGGTCCTCGAAATTATCAGAATCTCCGGAGTCGAATCAACGATACTGTTACTGAGAGAGATGGGTGAAGATATATGACTGAGAATGTGGGGAACAGCAAGGAGCGACCTGGCGTTGCATCGTCAGGGGTCTTAGACCAGGAGGGTTCGATTCCCTCTCCCTACTCCTCAGTCTGTATCTTAGAGGTAACAATGGCTCATCAGCGTTATTGGTCATTTCAGTTTTTATTCGCGGGAGAAGAGTTCCTGAAAAGTCAAGCAAACCTGGCTGTTCTGGAAATCCTAAGAACAACGCCTGAGTCTGAATTATGGATAACTGAATACGACGACTCTCTCCCCTCCGATGATGAGGGACACATGAAAGAGTGGATTGCTACTCCCTCAGACTTTGACTACCGAGTTCTCGGCAACTCAAATGAACTCAGAAGATGGAGGTCCCTCGTATAATACTCAACGGTGTGGGAGGGGGTCTGCAAATCCCTCCAATCATTCATCCTCTCAGCGGGCTGTTCACCCGTTGGCTGTCTGACCTCCTCCCCCCTACCGTCTGAAGTAACTTAATATAGTCGAACGGGATAGCAGGATTGAAGCGGAAGTGGAAAAGATGCTGAATGAATGTAAGGCCTGTGGAAAGAAAGTGCTGGCAATTGGAAGTCTGGGAGGTCGAATGATGTATACTGCCTGTGATTGTGAAGATATTGACCCTCATGGAAGAGTTAAGGTGGTGGAAGACTGATGCTGACATACCAATTTATCTGCCCTGTTTGTAAGGTGCCTATTGAAGAGGAAGTGAGGAAAACTGAAAAGGTGAAGATGATTTACCCTGAAGTGAGAACCTGCCCATGCGGAAGCACTGTTGCTACTCATTGGAGGTTGATTGAATGATTTTCAAGTTAGTCAGATGTTCTGTCTGCGATGGCTTCACCCATGAATCAGCAGCAAGAGCGGCAAAAGGGGCTCAAGGTCCCTGGGCTGCTCATTTGATGTGTGATTGTGAGGTGGTTTCATGAGTTGGTCTGGCTGTTTAGAGTGTTTTATTCTGGACGGAACAGACCAATACTGTCCTGCCCCATTCCCATTCAACTGTAAAGAGTGGTCTGAACTGACCCAAGAAGAGAAAGATGAAATCAAAAGAATAGAGGACGAGGTGTTAGACGATGAGTAAACAGAAACAGAAGAAAAAACCCAAGATTGACCGAGCAACCCTGCAACAACAAATCACAGACTCATTTATCAAAATGCTCAAGGAAGGAACGCCTCCCTGGGAAAGAGGCTGGAAGATGCTTGGTTCTCATCACAATGTCATGAGACCAGGTCGTCCTTATCGAGGCATCAACCAATTCGTCCTGCCTGTGATGGCTGGTGAGAAGGGATTCAAGAGCAACCAATGGGGCTCATTCCGTGAGTGGAAAACCTTTGGTGAGCGTTATGCTCGCAAGAACAAACTCTATCAGACAGACGACGACGGTGAGATAAAGCGAGGCAAAGACGGGAAACCTCTTCTGCAGTATTTCGGTATCAAGCGAGGCGAGAAGGCTGACTGTTACGTTGTTTACTGGAAACTCATTAACGTGGACAAGAAGAAGAACGGCGAGGTTGTCCTGGATGCTGACGGCAAACCGGAGAAACAGCGCATCCCCATCCTCAAATGGTTCTGGGTATTCAATCGAGAACAGACCAACCTTCCACCTCAAGAAGAGTTAGATGTTGGCGAGGGACCTGAAGAAGATGAACGCGAGGCTGCTTACATGGAATGTCTGACAGGTTACATGGACCGTGAGGGCATTGACTATTCAGAAGCAGGCGACCGAGCATACTACAATATCTCATCAGACAAAGTGGTTATGCCTCCGCGAGAACTCTTTGAGTCATCTGCATACTACACTTCGACTATCGCTCATGAGTGCGTCCATTCAACAGGACACGGCTCACGCCTATCTCGTAAGATGGGAGGGGCATTCGGATGCAAACAGTATGCTCGCGAGGAACTGATTGCTGAAATGGGTGCGGCCCTGCTCAATGCTCGATTCGGCTTCGCGTATGAAACTCAAAATCGTTCAGCAGCATACTTCAACAATTGGATAGAGGTTCTGGGCAACGACACCAAACTGCTGATTGTGGCCGGAACTCAGGCTCAAAAGGCAATTGACCTCATTGACCCTCCAGAAGAGGAAGAAGGTGAAAAGGATGACTCTTCCCAGGATTGAGTTATGCGCTCATTGTAATGAAGAGGTCAGACAACTGTTTTCACCATGCCCTTCAGGATTAAGAGATAGATTCAAGGTATGTGGAGGCTGTGGGTTCGTAACAAAACTCAATGAGCCACTTAAAAGAGGTGAAAAGAGATGGCGGAGATGAAGGTGACTGAATACCAAAAACAGATTCTTTTTCACAGGTTATCTGAATTGGGTATGCCTGAAATCAGAAATCTATTCCATTGGAAAAGTGAGGATTGGTTCGACCAGGCAGAAAAATCGCTCGTCACACTTGAAGCCCTCATCAGAAACGGAATCATTTCAACTCAGTTTTTCAATGATGCTACTGAAGAGGTCCTGGTTGAACTGTTAGAAGGTAACACCTGGCTCGTCAATCTTGAGGGTTGCGACCTGGTTTCTGGGAGGCAATCAATGTTGAGGCTGGTGAGCAGAATGAAGACGATGCTCGAAAGAGAATTGTATTATCCACAAAACTCATTTAGAGATGAGAAAAAGGGAGCAGCGATGCTTCTGCGGCACATTCATATAGGGGAACATGATAGCAGGATTGAAGGCGACGGTGATTAAAAATGACTCGACAATGCACACGGACACTGACAGCAACTTTTGACCTTGATGGGGATTCCCTCGACCAGGTCACACGACACGCACTACGACAGCGATTATGGGAACTCGGAATGAGAGCAACTTGTAGCACTCACTACTCTTCAAGCGACGGTCCATCAGAAACACTCTTGGAACCTGTTGAAGAGGTATCATCTGAATGGAGCATCGTTGTGAATAATATGACCCTGCCCCTCGGAACCTATCTTGTATCATGTGATGCTCGAGCGGTGAATGAAGCACTCAATGAAGCGTTTGGTGAGGATATGAGCCGTGAAGAAAGATTCCCACAGGTCGTTACTCGAAAGCAGGGCAGACCTCTTGACCTCGCCCATAGCAACAACGTCTGGGTTGAGTGGGAAACGCTTGATTCAGTCAGTTACTGCGGTGGCTATTCCTGCAACATCGAAGGCGCAGATATCAGCATCATGAGCATTGATTTCGTGAATCCCAGCATGGAGATTTGTGTCTGGGGTAAAACTAAAACCATCTGCTCAAGCCTGGCGGTCAAGAAGGCGACACGCTGGCTCTTCGAGCAATTCCACCTTGCGGTTAATGAGTTCACAGATGCTGAACCCATATATGACTGTCAAGTAGTCCTCAACGCCTCACGCGAGTTCCAATGTGATTCCTCTTTCCTGACCGGCGACCTAAACGACAACCCAGATGCAGGGGATGAAGAAGAATGAGTCGCGGTAAGCAAAACCTGATTATCAGGGATAGATGCGTGGCTATTCTGCGTCAGAATCCAGGCGGTCTGTCGGCTGACCAAATCAAGGACAAACTCTCCGAGATAACTACTCGCTTCCCATCAGCAAATGCAATCTCAAACATTCTCTCAACAACTCCAGGCATCGGAAAAAACGGTGAAGTCAGCGTTAGAGGGCTAACCGGTTCAAATCGGAGTCCTCTTTGGGTTGTCATCAATCTTGAAGAGTGGAGAAGATGGAGAGCAAAATACGAATGAGGCTGATAATATGGCGAGATGTTACCCAATACCCCTGAACTGCGACGAAGACTTGCGAGGTTTAGTTTTTACTGTATCCAAGCAAGAGGCGGAAGATTATGAGAACCTTCTGAAAGAGCATGGAATGAAACATACCTGGGAACCATTTGAACTCACCCTCCCGACTATTGCATCTGAACGCCTCCACTTGATGCAAAGGATTTCTGCTCCAGCATCCGGCCTGGTTACAAGACTCCCCCTCGGAAACCGTGATATGGTCGGAGATGACGAGGCAATCATTTACAAATTAACTCAAAATCCTGAAGGCACGATTGTTGCCTCACAGTATTGGGGGCAGTATTATCCTCTCTTCGGAACAGTAATTCTGTGCGACGTAACACCTGAAGGAGAGTGGTATTGATGCTTCACGAGAACCATGAAGAACCTCATATCGTTCGAGGCTGGTGGGAAAGCGGCGTCGTTGAGTTCAGCAACGGAGATATTTTCGTAAAGGTCATCACATTCCCTGTTCGTGAGGGTTCTCCTGTAGTGGGTGAGTCTATGTGGGTCATCCTCCAAGAAGGAGATGAGTTCAACGGGACAGGTATTCTCGACAACGACCCCATTCACTCAGATATCAAGATTGGTTCTCTTATCAGATTCGCCGGAGGCAACAGCCACTACAAGCCTCATTTTGTGGAAGTGGTTGAGTGAGTTCTTTTTTTGTTCTCCGTCAGGACGAAGATACCCAATTGCTACTGATGCAAACGGGAAAAATAAAAATTACTGAGTATCACCCATACGTCAGAACTGAAAATCGAAACCTCATGTTTGACCCCACTCACGTTATCGAGGTGGATGGCGAAAGCCTGGTGCTGGCAGGTTACGACTCCACCTGGGAGTTCTTGGACTCACTAACCAAAGAAGACAAGTTACCTCGCAAGCCTGTGAATGAGGTTATGAAGACAAACGGAGGGGATGAAACCGATGGTTGGCCCTATTTACCTCATACGTGGCGTGATGAAATACAAGCGATATGCGGCACCTCTTTGTCACGGTGGGTGTCCATGACCACAACCCCAATCTGTCGCTATTTTGGGGACGTATGGATGCAAGAAACACCAACTCGTCGGGTGGTCACACCATGCAAAAACCGAATCAATCACTCATCTTATTCTGGTATCCGGTGGAAGTGGCCTGTCGAATCAATTACTGTGCCAGCACCCAATGGTTTGAGGGACTATGACCTTCTCGTATTTGAAACACCTCCAATCGAGGGAACTGAAGATATGCTCGTCATTGGATTGAGAAATCCTGGGAGCCCAAGTCTGGTATTGTATCTTCTCCTCAATAATGGTGAGGAAACATTAGTTCTCAACAAACTAAGAGTCGAAAGCACCATAAACTCTATTCTCCCTACTCAACAGAAACAAGACTACGGAGATTATATCTGTGAGCGCGCTCACGAACTCAAAAAGAGGGGGGTCCTGGTGAGG